TTTTACTGACATTCAGGCATCTTCTCAAGAACAGAGGATACGGACTTAGCTTTAAATAGATGTGCCTCGTCACCAATAACAACACCGAACTTAGCGAACCAATCTTTTCTTAGCTTATATATTGACTGCCAAGTGGATATGGTTATATCTGCTTCAATGTTCTTATCAATGCCACCACGTATCTTGTGTATGTCTAACTCTTGACCACCATTATATTCGATGAAGTCAGATGCCATTTGCTCGACAAGTGACGTTGTGGGTACTACGATTAGAACTTTCATATCTAACGTCTCTATGTAGAAACGTGTTAGTAGGTATATAATGAAAGACTTACCAGAAGCTGTTGGAGAGAGCAGTAACGCTCTCTCATGCTTTAGCGCATGAACTACTGCATCATTCTGATACTCACGAGGTACGAATGCTGTCTCAAACTCTTTCGCTAAATCAAAGCCAGCAGTATCTTGCACTTGATTGTTTGGTATGATACCTTCATCAACAGTGACTTCATACTCTCTTGAATTACAGAACTTTAGGATATAGGGTACAAGACCTCGATAGATTCTACCAGTCATTGCATTCAGCAATCTCACCTTCCCATCCCAAATTTTGTTCCGAACGGAAGGCATAAACTCGGCACCGGGTACCTTGAACGTAAAGTGATCAGACAACTCCATCTTAATGCCAGGTTCTGCTACGACCCTAACATAGACGTTATCGACTACTTCTATAATCACTTCATCAGTCATATCACGATGCTCCTGTTCTGAACTTTTCCCAGTCTATAATCGCTCGGATTTGAAATCCTCTGTTTCCTATTAGCTTTAAAATAGATTCAAGATACGCTACTTTCTGTTCTTGTGCGCCAATCTTTAGAGACGACTCAATAATATCGTCATCAGCTTCTAGATATGAGGGGATGTCTTGCTTGAGAATTTTAAGGGGTTGGGGTTGCCATCCAAACTGTGCTAACTCAGTGACATCGAGTTCGCCTCTGTAGTATTCAGTTTTTAGCTTGAATAACTTTTTGTAGTCAGCCTTCATCTTGCGAAGAATATATCCCTCGCCCATGTATATCTTGAAGTACTTGTTGTGAAGTTTTGGTGTGTTCGCAGACTCGTTCGTGATGTTTATCGTATCAACGGGACCGTCTTTCTCCCATGCTTCGCATATATCTTCTAGTTTCATTCACTTTCTCCATAATAAAATTGTTACTTAATCAGACTACTATATCATACTTCTCATATTTAAAGGTTATATCAAATACTGGTGGTGTCACGTCTGCGCCAGATGTGTCAAGAGAGATGGATCCTACCGAAATTGGAAACATATCAGAAAATTTAAGAGTGACATTGACATTCTTATTACTATTTAGTATGATTAGAGAGCCGTCTGATTTGACTCCAGTGCCATCACTGTTTAGTGTAGAGGTACCTGACCCAACCGTTTTTGGGTTTAGACTACCGTACTGTGCAAAGTTCTCAGGGTAAGTGATGGCTTCTAACCAAGCAGATACTTCTCTAAACGCAACCATGTCTTCATCGCATATGACACTCACTGTAAATTCCTCATACTGAAGCTTATCGCCAGGCAAATGTAATGTCTTAAATGGAGTTGGTCTGTCTGTATGTCCAGATGAGAGACCAGGAACATTTGCCGACTTTACAAAAAACTCAACATTGGGTAACCTCTTGAGAACAAGCTTGAACTCAATTGGAGACAAAAAGTTTTGATTTGTTGTTAGTGCCATATGATTCATTCCTCTAGTATATATCTATTTATACAGACCAAAAAAAGGGGATCTCGAAAGATCCCCTAATCATGCTCGGGTTAATCCCGAATCTTATTGTTATTAACTATTATAGCAAGTTAGTAACGTGTACTCTGCGGTAGTAAGCATTTCCGTTTGCGCCAGCAGTAGTTAATGGGTTAGCAACCATGCCGTAGCGAGTCTTGAAACCAATCTTAGATTGGAAGCTGTTCTCGCCAATTGCACGAACCATTTGTAATGGAACGTATGGGCAGTAGAAGATACCAGCATCAAAAGCGTTAGAGCCTTTGTAGCCAACTACTAAGTACTGTGCACCAGCGAATGGATCGATATATACTTTGAATCGACCGTTAAGAATACCAGCAAAAGTATTGCCAGAATCGTCTACAGATAGCTTGTTACCAATAGCAGGAGCGTAGTCAAGAACACCAGCCATTTGAAGAGCAGAAGCTACGTCAGATGAACAGATGATGATGTTGCCTTTACCACGACGAGTAGCTTTAGCAATTGCATTAGCTTCACGCTCGATTTGGAACATCAAACCCTTGAACTTCTCTACTGACCAGCGACCGTTTGAATCAACGTCAAGGTTGAATACACCTTTAGCAGCAGTACCACTTTGAGCACCAGCAGAAGCGTTGTTGTATACAGTACGAACAACTTCACGGTTGATCTCAGCAAGCAATTCAGCAGAAAGCATATTAGCAAGCTCAGTTTCAGCATCTAGACCATGAATCGCTTTAAGATCCTGTGCTAATTCTGAAGTGTACTCAGCTTTCAATGCACGGCTACGAGCAGTAACAGATACTTTCTCGATTGCGAAAGACATTTCGTTAATGTCCTCAGAGCCATCAGTTGATTCTTGTTGAGCAGGTAAACGACCAGCGCCTGAAGTGAAACCACTTGCAATTGCTCCGTTAGCGTCTAATACTGCACCGCCAGTTGCACCAGCTTGATCAGTGTACTCAGCGCCAGTAGAGTTATCTACGTGACCCAAAACACCAGCATCGTCTTTATCAGCACCAGAGAAAGAAGTGTTAGCTTCATTAAACAATGCTTCGTCACCAGAAGTAACTCCACCATCAGTAGATGCATACTTAGACTTCATAGCGAAGATAAGACCAGTAGGTCCAGTCATTGGCTGAACACCAACGATATCATATGCTACCAAGTTAGGCATTGCACGGCGTACAAGACTGATTAATACAGGCTCGTAGTTAGCGGCAGAAGCAGTGCTGTTAGCAGGTGCGGCTTCAGATAGAACACCAGTTCCACCCATGCTTGAGCCTTCTTTGATAGATTGCTCAGTGTTTTCTAAAAGAGTTGCTGTAACAGCTTCTCTGTGTCCGTCAGTGATAGTGGGAAGAGCGGAATGCTCTAGAATCGGTGCCCACTTCTTCATTAGTTCTTCATTTCTCATTATGGTTCTCCTTTAATTGAGATTTTACTTATTACTATTTATAAAAATTTGTTACTTGACAAAGCGGTTATGGCGATTAAGCGATTCAGCATAACTTGCAATAGATGCGTCAACTACAGGCGCTACTTCTTCCGCAGTCTCTTCTTGTAGAAGATCAGTTTCTTGTTCTGTTACAACTGGTGCGCTTTCAGCGAAGTAGTTAGACTTAATTGCTTCTAGCTTCTTGCTGTAATCGTCAGTTGATTCAAAAGAAATACCTTCTGATAGAACACGCAGTTTTTCCGCTTGAGTGTCAGTTAATTCCTCAGAAACTGTTTTGAATGCAATCTCATTATCAGCTTGTAACTTAGCTTCCTTTGATTCAATCAATTGCTCAACTAGCTCATTGTACTTAATAGAAGCTTCTTCCAGCTTAACTTCTAATTCAGCGGCATGATCTACAGCCTCTTGATCGATTTCTAGGTTATGCTCAGATACAAGACCTTTAATGCTACTCAATAGAGACTCAGCTACTTCGACTTTAATATTGCTTTCTACTGCAGGCTGGTTTTCAGACATCCAGTTTTCAACAACATAGTCTAGGTACTGATCCACTTTCTCTACTAACTCTTCAACGGCAACATCAACTTGCTCTTGAAGATCACTTTCAAACTTTTCTTCGAGTACAGAGGTTTCGGCCAATACTTTTTCATGTACAGCGGCTTCGAATACTGCAACGGCAGATGTTTTGAAGTCTTCAGAGAATTCGGTGCCTTCAAACAAACGCTCTACAGCTTCGCTCAAACCCTTTTCGTCTTCAGATTCATCTTCTTCCTCTTCAGCCTCTTCTTTTTTATCTTTTTTAGCAGATTCAATTTTTTCTTTAGAATCGACTTTG